CACTGGCGCGACTAAGATAATCACCGTAAACAGGTGGTAACAAGGTAAAAGAAGGCATCAGGTTGGCAAGAATCGACGACCTTGCAGAACAGATCGAAGAGGTCTGGGAGTCCCCGGGATTCCGAACACGAAGAACTCGCATGGAGAACGATTACGGGCTGTACCGTATGAACCCATACGAAGCGGGAAACGGCTACCAGAGTTACACCTCGAACGCCCCGAAAATACTCGCAGACAAGATCATCTCCTACCTCTCCAACGCACAGATGTCCGTAAGGGTCCCCATAAGCGCAGAAGTCGCAGACCGTACCCCCGGGACACTCAAGGAAAAGTTCGTCATCGGGGCCTTGAACCTCGCAGACGAACGGATGCAGAGGTACGGACAGCCGTCGCTCAGGGAACAGCTTGCCTTCTACGTCGTACTCAGGGGATGGTACGCAGGACGCGCAATGCTCAACAAGCACGACGACGACACCACGTATGTCGATATAACGCCCTTCGACCCGCTCCATGTCTGCTACGAAATGGACGATATGGGCATCGTGTGGCTCGCACACAAGACCAAACGCTCGCCGTCCGCAGTAAAACGAGCCTTCAACGTGGATGTCGAACCCGCATCCGAAGGAGAAACATCCTCCGGCATCACCGTCTGGGACTACTACTCCAGGACAGAGAACGCCGTTATCGTCGTAGGCGACGACGAACAGAAGAAGTTCGGGAAGAAACTCACGAAACATAACGTCCGCGACATAAACGGAAACCCCTGCGCCCCGGTGTTCCTCGGGGCAGTGGGACCCGCACCGTGGGTACAGGACGAAATATCAGGGGACGACACCGCAAGGGACTACGGAGAGTCGATATTCGCCGCGAACAGAGACCTCTACTCAGACTATAACTTCGCAATGAGCGCATACAAGACGCTCGTAAGACGAGCCGTGAGAAGGCCGTACAAGATCGTATCCCCCGACGGCACGACAACCCTCGATACCGACCCGTGGCAGGACGGCTCCGAGGTTCCGCTCCCCGCAGGAACGGACATCCGGCTGATGGAAGAAGTGACGATGCCACTCGACACAGGAGCCTTTGTCGGACTTATCTCAGGCGAACTGCAAAGAGGCGGACTGTCCAACGTCAGCTACGGGGAACTCCCCTTTGCAATCTCGGGATTCGCAGCAAAGATCCTCCAGGAAGGCTCCGCTCACCAGATAGAGCCGAGGGTAAAAGGCATAACCTCCTGCTATAAACAGATAACCGAGATCATCTCGATGCAGTACGAACTCGGGGGCTTCGACACGGTCAGCGTAAGAGGCCGACACAACGATATCGCCAGCTACTTCAGCGAGGAGATAAAACCCGCAGACCTCGAAGGCGCAGGTGCCATAGACATAAACTTCGGAGTCCGTATGCCACAGGACGAACCCCAGCTTGTGACGATGGCGCAGATGATGAGAGAAGGACCGAAACCCCTTGCACCCGACGAATGGATTTGGGAGAATGTCCTCCAGATCAACGACGTTGAACAGTTCCGAAACGCTATCTCCGCACAGCAGGCACAGGTGACCGAGCCGAAGGCACTGCTGCTTACGCTTATCGAAGGACTGATGCACTCAGGGGAACAGGAAAAGGCGTTAATCTATATAGACCTCCTGCGAAAGACAATGAAACAGGACCAGCAGCAGGAAACAGCGCAGGATATGCAGTTCCAGCAGTTACTCATGACGGCAGGTATGCAGGCACAGCAGACAGATCAGCAGATGCAGGGCGCACCCCCGCAGGGACCGCCACCGCAGGGCGCACCCGCAGGACCACCCGGCATACCGGGCGGCGTAATGTCGTCGCAGATGCAGGGATTCGAGAGGGTCGGAGATCCCAGACAGGCAGCACCAGGAACGCCCGGAGGACCCGGGCCTCGCGTTAATCCGCTTGGGAGAATGTAAGCATGGCTTTTTTTAATGTCGAGATAACCATGGGAGACGGCACCCGGGACACAGTCCGCGTCGAAGCCGACAATGTCGCGGAGGCAAGAACGAAGGCCGAGGCGCAGGCAGAGACAGGTGCCGATATAGGAACCCCCGTTTTAGAAGTTCAGCCGCCGCTGACAGCACCCGCTGCACCGGCAGCCACCCCGGCGTGGGAGTTGCTGGACGAGGGACCGTTCGGATTCGCGGCAGAGTACGGGCAGCCGCCCGTTGTTACCGTACCGCCCGTCGGGACGTTTGACGATTTTACACAGACCTTAGACCCCGACCTCTTCGACCCCCGCTCAACCACGTATGTACCGCCGGTCGTACCTCCGACCGTAATTCCTTCTGTACCCGGAACAGGAAAACCTAAATCGCTATGGACAACAGACGATTGGGACGCATTTAATCAGATACCCTCCCCGCCACCCGTTGTAGAGATACCCCCCCCACCACCAGCGGCTAACGGCGCACCGGTCAGCAGGCTCGAAACATTCGGCGAAGCAGGCGCAGCAGGCATGGTGGGAGGACCATCAGGACCACCAGGAGTAGTAGCACCACCAGCCGGAGGTGGAGCAGGTGGAGCAGGAGGAGCAGGA